ATGGCCGAGTTTTTGATTAGTGATGTAAAGAAGGTGCGCGAGCTGAACCAGGCGCACGTGGTTAACAAACACGTCGAAGGCGGTTGGGTGGTTTTGAGCGCGGTAACGGCCGCGTCGCGCGAATCCGATGGCCCGGTGTCGCGCTACATTCTGGGTTGGTTGGGTGACGAAGAGCCACTGCCAGAACACAAATACGTGTAAGGTCGCGTACCAATACGCTACTTCTGTAAAAACGGCCCCCACATCTTGCCCAGATGCGGGGGCTTTTTTTGCCCCGGCTATTCTGTGGGATTACTGCGTTACACTCATTATTGCCATCATGAAGCCGAACAGATGAGCTAGGCTATTTTTCAGCGTCCTAGGGCCAGGTATGAGATCTTCAGATCCAGAGGTAATAGCGTTCACAAGTCCGGCATACTCGAGCTCGTCTGGTACGAGTTGATGCGTGATCATGTTGCGGATTTTGTTCAGTTTGCCGACAGCCTCCCATGCCCAATCGAACTGCCTATTCTCAGGACAGAACTCTCGAGTCATATTCAGTATCTGGTAAAATTTCTTATTGCGAGGGTTACCACCTTTGACGATGCAGTAGTCTTTAAACATCTCCTCGAAAAGTAGGTGGTTTTTTACAATCAGCGTTAAATTGTCATGCTCTCCATCCTGATGTTTGTCAGCGAGTGCATCATATTTTGAAAAAAAATCAATGGTATTGATAACGACCTCGAACGTCCTGTTGAGAAGAACCAGTAAAACCTAAGAGACTTATCCACTTAGCTGCCAATGGATGAGATTGTACTCAGACCCTGAACGTTGACGTTAGAAATTCAGAGCATGCTGAAGCATTCCAACGATATCCGGCCCATCCTCATTAATCCATGTCCCATATTGCTGCCGAATCATATTCCCATTTGTATGTCCCATCTGCTCCGCGATCCAATCAATCGAAGCCACTCCCGTAGTCAATAACTGACTGGCATAGGTATGCCGACACTGCCCCGGCCCTCTATACCGAACCCCAGCCGCATTCAAATGCGCCTTAAAAAACCGATCTCGCACCACAAAATCACTCACGTGCGGCAACCCGCTTTTGCTGTTCACAAATACAAAGCGCAGCGTGTGCTTGCGAACCGTCTTGTTATCCCGTTCGACAATCTCGACAATCTCGACAATCTCGACAATCTCGACAATCTCGACAATCTCGACTGTCTCGGCTCTTTTCACTTTGTTGATCGCATCAATACTGCGCAGCGCATACCAAGCCGGCGCCAGCAGCCGAATTCTCCGCGTCGACCGTCGAGTCTTCGTCACTCGATAGGCCCCGCGCACCTTCGATCGGCGGAACGTCACCGTCCCTTGCTCCAGATCGACATCCTCCCAAGCCAGCGCAATCGTTTCTGAAACCCGCGGCCCCGCCCAAATCATGAACTGCACCATCAAGACCTCCTGCATACGTAAGGTCGGCGTTTCAAGAATCTGCTTTATCTCCGCTCGGGTGAACGGATCCGGCGCCTCAGGATCCGGCAGGCGCACGAACGGAGGAGGCCAAGTACGCCAATGGGGCGCTGGTTGAACTGCCTTACCCTGCGAATGATGTGCGGCTGCTGACCAAGGCTGCGACTGATGCAATCAACCGTCTGTTTCGGCCGGGCTTCAGATACAGCAAAGCTGAAGTTTTGCTGATGGATCTGCGACAGCCCGGAGAGTTTACGGATGATCTGTTCGCGCAATCACAACCGCTAGCCGCCGAAAAAGTTATGGGGATTTTAGACGAGATCAATCAACGATGGGGTAGCGGAACGCTGCGCGCCGGCAGTGTGCCGGCAGCGCCTGATTGGGGGATGCGAAGGGAAATGATGAGTCAGAGCTTTACGACGAATCTGGATCATTTGTGGACGGTTAAATGTAATTGAATCTCAGGGCCGGAAAGGGTCAGGCTCGCCAGTGCATTGTTTCAATCGAGCAATAACTTCCGGGCCTGTTTTAGCGATATCGATCCTGCCTGTTTCATCCAGATAGATGTCAATGGTTCGACCCCATTTGGGGGTGATGTCGATGCACCTCTGAAAACCTTTATCAGTCCACCAATCGAACATCATGAAAAAGTCGTCATCGGGGAATAGGTAGCCGAACTCAACGGCCGAGCCACCGTGCTTGATATCGCCTCTATGAATCCTGTCTTGAGTATTCCAAACGTAGTGAAATTCTCCCTCGCTGTTCGGGGAAAAATTCACCGCTACGACTGGGGAGCCTAAATACCAAAACGCGATTGGAAGGGCGACGAGTATCAGAAGGATCCAGCGCCCATACTGGCGACCGGTTTTAATTGCATTCATGTAGTTTGATTCCTTTTCCCCATTCCTTTGGCGGTACTGCAAGGACTTGATCCATGATCATTTTGGGTGTGATGCCCCCATTGGGATGTTGGCGATAGAGATTCACACCGATGCTTATGGATATTCGATCGGGCGCATCATCCCATGCCCTCAGGCCGTCGACATTGGCTGAGCGGTTTGGGCCGGGCAGTTCCCATTGTTCCTTAGGCTTCGTTACGACTTCCTCGGCTTTGCGTATAGCATCCGAAATTATTTGCTCACCGCCGGCACCATCCAGTAGCGCACTCTCGGATAGGCCTCCAGCCCTGCCGACATAACCGTAATGAACGTTTGACCAAATGTCATAGTAGTACTCGTACTTTCCTTGCTTGTGCCAAACGCCCCCGATGGTCCTGCGGATAATCGGTTTGTGATCCCAAGGACGATTTTGGCCGACTCGCTCAGTCCAAATGGCCAGAGCCTTGGCTTTCATCCCCAGCGCCAGGCTATAGAAGTCCGGTTTGGGACCGAGCTGAAGGTAAAAGGGCAGCGCCATGTATTCCTTGGTCTTGGCATGGGCGTCGTAGCTGTTCAATTCCTTCATCTGGCGAACGGCTGGGCTATTGATGTTGGTGTTCATCTCGGCCGCGATGTAGCGTGCCAGCTTTTCCATCATGTCAGGGTCTTTACAGACAGCAGGTTCAGCTTTTGGCTCGGGCTTCTTTTCCGGCTTTTTTACGGGTGGCTTGGCTGCGGGCTTCGGTGCTACCAGAGCATTCGCAGCAGTGGCCTTTTCAGTGAGCTTTGGATCGGCCAACAAGGTCGCCATCTTCTCATCGTCCACGGAACCATCGGGGCGGAAGGCCCCGAGTGCCATGAAGTTGATGATTGTCGCACCCCCCGCATCTCCCATGACAAAACCACCACCGACATCGCCTGATCCGGTGATGATCGTCCCGCCATGGCTGGTGGGACTGCCCAAGTGGGCCATCGGGCGGCCATTCACCTGGATAGAGGGAAAGCCCGTTGTGATGACAGCGCCACATCCACAGGTATCACCAACACGGGCAGAGCCCATCGTGTTGATGTTTACGTCACCGCTGGCGGAGGCAATTGGGGTGGTTCCGTGACCTGGCAGTGGGCAGACGTGCTTGTCACCCAAGCGAGCAGAAGAAATCATTCAGTATCATCCTTGTTTTCTCTTCATCCATTGACACTCCCCAGTACTCGTCTGGGAATTGAAAGGCTACCGGAAACGAATCGATGGGTCTCTAGGAGGACTCTGAATTAATTGGCTTGAACTGATCGGCGTAAGCCAGCAACGCTAAGTTGATGCTGTCCGATTCTGGCGAAAAGTGAGCGTCACGATGACAATTCGGACAGAGAGCCACGCAATTCCATGCACGATCTCCTTGCTTCACTCCGAGAATATGGTGAACATCGAGAAAGCCTTTGTATTCGCGCTGATTCAAACACCCTCGCCATTCGCATGACTTGGCGCGCTGTAGGACGGCAGCGCGTACCCTCCGATCTCGGGGATATTCAGCGCGAAGCACTGTTCGTTGCACGGGCGTATCTGTACCGAGTTCAGAGTAATTGATCGGGCTGGGGCAGTCGTCCAGCGCGTCATCACTATTGTTCATTGTCAGCATTGGAAGCTTCACCAAGTCGACCACTCCGGGCCAGTTCCATAGGGCGTCTGCCACTCTATGAGCGCTCGGTGAGCGTTCATCCATGAGCCAGATTGTTGGACTACTACCGTTTTTCGCATGGTTCTTTTTGAGGTTTTTCATCTGACCGCCGTCGATCAACTCTTGGCTGATCCGAGCTTGAGCGTCAAAGATGCCTTTGAGTTCTTGACTGGGTATAAGCGCCGCGTAAACGATAATGGCGCCGTCTCGCTGAAGTATGAGGTTGTGTGTGACCCCTTGTTCCAAATCGCGCTGCATTGTCATCTGCATGGTCTTGTCCCAGTCATCGTCGACTAAGCGGGCGCGTAGTTGTGCAGCGGAATACTTCAAGTCATCGACGCTGCGTCTTCTCCAGCACAGCCGAACACGCATTCTTACTTGATCGCCTTTTGGTGATGTAGTCGAAATGAGCTGGCTTATGGCTGTGCCGGCAATTTTGCGGCGGTCATGTATTTCCTTGAAACCACGCCCCGTCAGGAATGGCGTGACAGCCTCTCGGGTGATTTTTTCGGCGTGAATGCTTTCGTCAGTGCGGAATGGGCGTTTCAACACGAAGTCTCCGTTTCGTTAGCTGTGCGCAAACCGCGCATGCCTACAGATTTTAGCTAGTGAAACGGTACGGAAAGGCGAAATGGTCGGAAGCCATCCAGAAAGCGGAGATTTGGTCGATATGATTCCGGAGTGTTGGGGGTCAATTCTCGTGCAAAATAGTTTATAGCCAAGGGCCTAAATAATTCAGGATAGGGTTTGCCATGATAAATAACTATATGTATATGTTTGAGTGTGATTACGGCTCTCGCGTTAAAGAAAAAGATTTTTTGAAGGATATTTTGCGCACTTTTGAACCGAATTATGCTACATCGGTTGGGGCGGTGATTAATAATAATCCATATTGCTTGGAGTTCTCGATTCTCGTTAATATTCAAAATGACCCTGTTGGCTTTGAGTCGTGGCTGCGGGCGAAATATCCTGAAAAGTTACAGCGCCATAATGTATTTTTAAATGATGTGATTTTTTATAATGTAATCACCTTTCTAGAGGATGGGATGATTGATTTGGTTTTCACAAGTGAGCCAAATTCAATGTTTATATGGCCAGAGCGGGAGCTGTTAGAAATGATGAATCCTCAGTATAAAAAGATGAATCGAAATGAGTCGAAAGTATTTATCAGTCATTCATCCAAGGATAAGGAGCTAATCGTCGGGCCACTAAATGCATACCTACAGGCTGAGGATGTAGCTACGTGGTTGGATAGCTATGAAATCGACTATGGTGACAATATTTATTTGAAGGTGAATGAAGGTATTGAGAATGCCAAGGTTGGGGTTTTTATATTAACAAATAATTTTTTCGATAGCGCCAGTGGGTGGCCCCTAGCCGAGTTTTCAACGTTCTTTATGGACTTGATGAGAGCTAATAAAAAAGTATTGATGGTTAACGCTGGTGTGGATCAAGATAAAATTCATGCAATGATGAAAGCTTACAAATATTTAAACTGGGATGATGGTAAAGGCTTGCCCGAAATAGCAAATGCGATCAAAAGAAAGCTAATGTCGTAATTTACGTTCGACGGTACGCTATCAATCCCGTACCAATAATATTAGTACGGGATGCCCAGGAGTTGGTGCTAATGCTTATCGCGCCACAATCAACCTCCGTCCAGCCCACTCCGACACCTGAGTAACAACGGCATTTCCGCCACCGAAAGCCGCTGCAATGTTAGCCAGAGCCCTTCATCCTCAAACGTCGCTGTCGCTCAGCTATCTGAGACCATCCGTTCGGGTGAGCGACGAGAATGGGGCATGGCCCATTAAAAATGCAAATAAAGTATTGATTTGCGGGAGGCCAATCATGAGATACTAGTGGCCTTTTGTTATCTAGGGAGATTTATGGTGAAAGGGTCTGAAGCGCTAAGTATCGCAAGTTCAATCGCCACGCTGACCGGCGTTTCTTTTACTTGGCTTGCGACGATAGGTGGTTTTAAAAATGCAGGTGTTGTTGAAATTGGCTTTAAAAGCGTATCGGCTGTTATAGGTATTCTGCTTTCAATTGGCGTCCTATTTTTGGTGGTGAGGTTATTTTCGGGGCGCCTCGAAAATGCCAAGCCTGAACACTATGCATACTGCTGGACATTTGGACTGGCCATAAGCGTATTTTTCGCTGCGATGTTCATTGCTTTAATCTATGGCGGCGTTTTTTTCTTCTGGGATATACGTTATTAGGTTTTCTCGAGAAACTGATACTTTCTAATGAAAAATGTGCGGGTTCTTGTTATAGAATCCGCTTGTTTTTAACGATCAGCTCAAGCTGCGTCCTAGGTTTTTTTAGATAAAAAGTCGTGAAGCTTCGGCCTCGAAGGCCAGATGAGGTATCGAACTATCCCCCTAATACCAGCATCAGCTTCACTGAGTTGAGGCTCCCCCAGCCTACCGAGCATTGGCTTTCCAAAACAGCTCACGACGGAAGACCGCTGAGAGGTGCTGTGTAGGCTCTAGCTATGTGGATTCAGCTGGCTTCTCCCCGGAAGCGTTAGAGGGGCGCGTGCGGGCACCAGGCCTCTTTCACCACTGAGACTAAGCTTCCCTCTGACCCCAAAAATTCTTTCAAGGCAGGTTCCTCCCTGTTAGATGATGGGACGGTGAATTTAAATTAAAACTGATCGTTTCCGCAAGCCTCAGGTTCCATGGAGAAGTAGAAGCGCTGCGAGCGCCGAGCTGGATTTCGAGAAAGAATTAGCTCGTAGTTAGTAATACCTTTGCTACCCACTCCGCCACCTGCGTAACAACGGCATTTCCGGCACCGAAAGCCTCTGCAAGGTTGGCCGCATCCAGTCCGAGGCAAAACCCATCATCCTCAGCCGCTCGCTGCCGCTCAGCCATCTGATCCCATCCGTTCGCATGAGCGACGAGAGTGGTACAGCCCATAGCGATCTGAGAGGCGGCTCTGTCCGCGAGTAGAGTATTGGCAGCCCAGACATCCGCTGGGCGTGGCCAGTGCTGCGATTGAGACGCTGGAGGTATTGCGTCCACTGGCGCGGCGTCAGCCAGGAAGTCGAAGGGGGGCATGCGTCCAAAACCTGCGACCAGGAATATTCGACGACGTTGCTGGGGGACTCCGAAATATTGAGCATTAAGCACTCGCCAGAATCCCACATACCCGCAGCCCGCAAGGGCCCGGATGACTGTTTCAAAGTCGTGGCTATCGTTCACAGCGAGCAGGTTAACGACGTTCTCAAGCACCACCCAGCGAGGTTGTATTTCTTTGAGGATTCGTATGACTTCCCAAAACAATCCGCTGCGTTCGCCTCGTAGTCCTCGGGTGTCCCGATTACTTTCTCGGGTGCCGGCGATGCTGATGTCCTGGCAGGGGAATCCCGCTGTGAGGACGTCGACAGAGCAGAGGTTGTGGGCGCCGCAGTGGCGCACGTCTTCGAATTGCTGGGCGTGGGGAAATCGATCGGCAAGCACAGCCCGGTTGATGGGGTTGAGTTCAACTTGCCAGGCGCTGCGGTAACCTGCACCGCGTTGCCAGGGAGTTGCGGACCGAAACCGGGAATATCAGGGAACGTCACCGGGCCGCTCAGGGCGCCGGCATCATCAATCAAATAGGTAATCATGAAGGCCTCAGATCAATTTAATTCGAGCCGGGTAGGCGATGTTGCGTGGCCGGGTTTCTTCCTTTCCCACCGGTCCGATTAAAGGCGGGGATGTGTTGTAGGCCTCTACATGTTTGATATGAGCTGCAGAGGTTGAAGGGGCGGAAAGGAGCGCTACGCGGTCCCCCTTGCCGGAACCAATCGAGACAGGATGGGTGTGCCGCTCAAAAGTGTCGGGTGTCCATGAGCCGGCAATCCGACCAATAAGCTGCCACTCACCAGCGCCATCCGTCTGCGACATGTTGGAGACAACAATCTCTGAACTGTCGACCGAAACAACAGTGGTGCCATTTGGAAAGTCGCCACCCTCCAAAATCATCCCGATCTTCATGCGTGTGCGGCCAGTGATATTACTAATAGGTCATCACTCAACCCCCAATGTCAGTTCTACGCTCGTGCAATATGGCGCTTGGTACTTGGTGGCGACGATGTCTTCCCAGTTTTCCAGCACTACTTTGCGCACGCCCTCGACGTGCAGCGCGGCATGCACGATGGATTCGGAAACTTCCAGTGCCAGGCGCCGGCGCTGATGCACGAACTGGAGCAACTGGGCTTCGGCTGCTGCGAGAACCAATTCGGTCTCAGGGCCATTGCTCAACGGGTAGATCCGCGCCTTGATTTCGTAGTTGATGATCTCGGCGCCCTGGACGGTGAGGCGATCCGCGACGGGGCGGCGGTCGTCATCACTGAGGTAGGTTTTGACCTTGTCGAGCAGAGCCAGGGATGCTGTTCCATCGTCCAGCACAGATTGAACGGTGACCACGGCTTCGGCCGGCGCCGGGCTTTCGGCGGTGGCGTCGGCAACCTGACCGTCAGCGGAACGAGCATGGAAGATGTAGCTGTTGCGTGGGCCAGCGGTGCTGAGGCCTTCCCAGGCCATTTGCGCGCGCTCGCGCAGGCTGTCGTCGTTTTCCATCAGCTTTGGGAAGGGCGGCACGGCTGCCGGGTTTGCGGCTTGAATGACCAACCGTTTCACGTTGAAGTTGGCGGCGAGTTGTTCGAGGTCGGTGCCCTTGGCCAACGCCAGCATGTTGGCGACCGATGCCTCGTTGACCCGCTGGCGCCAAACGGTTTCGCGGCAGGCGTTTTCCTCGAGTAATTTGGTCAGTGGCTCCGACTCCATGTTGAGGCGTGCAGCGATCTCGGCTTGTTCCTCCACAGGCCAAAGGCTGACGGCGTAGGCCTTGCGCTCGGCAAGGATCTGCTTGTAGTCGATCTGTTTGACGATCTGCGGCGCCGGCAATTGGCCAAGGTCGATGGCGACAAAAGTATTCATGCGCTGCCCCCCAGTTGCAGAGGCACGTTCAGGCTCAGCGGCTGATTGTTGTCGACGATGGTGCCTTCGAATTCCAGCGACGACTGGCCCTGAAGGTTCGCGCCGATGAACTGGATACGGCTGAGGCTGATGCGGGTTTCCCAGCGCATCAGGGCCATGACCGTGGCGGCGTATACCTGCAAGCGGGTGAAGTCGTTGAACGGCTGATCCACCAGCTCGGGGAGCAGGCTGCCGTATTCGCGGCGCATGACGCGGGTGCCGATGCGAGTGGTCAGGATATCGGTGATGGACTGGGCGATGTGTTCGACCAGGCCGAGGGCTGCGCCGGTTTCTCGGTTCATTCCGGTTTCCCCGTTTTCGCGCCGCCGGCCATGACGCCGCCGTGCAGATGCTTCACCAGGCTAATGCCGGCCGCGATGACATCTTCGGACACGGTGACCTTACCTGTGACGTTCTGGTTGCCGGTCTGGGTGTAGTCGCCCTCATGGGTGATTGGGCCGACGATGTGAATGCCACCGGTGCTGATCAGGTTGGTGGTGCCGCCTTCGGCCAGCGTGGCGTTGAGGTGGTGGGCGACGCTGTCGTACTCGATGACGGTGTCGTCGCGGTAGGTCGTTCGGTGCAGGCCTTCGCGGTCGCCGTTGGCCGGCATGTCGTCACTGAACAGGCCGGTCAGGACGATGCCGTTGCCGAGTTGGCCGGATGGACTGAACAAGATGACTTGCTCGTCGATGGTTGGAGGATTCCACTCCCGGTCGGCACCGGCCCGGGGGGCGATCCATGGGAGCCAGCCGGTGGTGAGCGTTCCGGTTTTGATCTGCACGCGCGGCGGCTTCATCTGGACGGCAGCGATGGTGCCGAGGCGGATGAGGTTTTCGATCAGGCGGGCGAGGGTGGCTAAGTCGTTCATGGCGCTGATATTGGCGCCATGCGCATGAACGGACAGCTAGCCGACACTGTACGGTTAGCTCCTACAATTCGATGCCAGACCTGAGCTACGCATCCTTTCTGGATTCTGGTGGAATTTCATTTTCTCCATCATCGAGAAAGTGCAAGTTTGCGATTACATCGGGAATATGCAACCCGACACACACCAAGAAAGAAAATGCCTTGAGGCTGTTTATTTCGGTTCCGTAGTCGGAAACCTCTCCATGCATGACTTGGTGTCTGTTGAGTGCGCTAAACGATTTTCCCATTGCAAAACTTTCTGCCTCCCTGGTTGCCTTGCTCTTTAATATGTCAAGTTCGTGAAGGTTCAGTATTGGATGGAGTAGATCAGTTGCTTGTTGATTACTACCAATTTTAGTTTTTACCCATGTGCTACCTCTTACAACGCCATTTTTTTTGTCCATTGCTGAAGGAGTTTCTGCTATTTCTGAAAGCAAACCATCTGCTTGTGCGAGAAACACTGGGATGCTGACAAAGTAACCATTCTGCTCTTTGTTTTTGTGCGCCAGTACAGCAGCTTCAATTGCAGTTCGTCTCGCGGGATATTTCTCATAGAGTGATCTTGCGTACCAATTCATGTCTTTCGTGAAGTGAGCTTTCAAGATTTCGTCTAATTGCTCGCTGGTCGCGTTCTGAAGCCCTTCAATTATCTCGAAGGTGTCTTCCATTGAGTTCTGCATATTAAAGAACCACCCTTGGGCCGAGGCGGTTTGCATTGCATCACGTGAAAGCTTTGGCATGCTTTCAATTCTTGCTTTTACGGCTTGCCAATCAACCTTTGCAAGCTGCTCAAGAAATGGAATGATTTTCTTTTGTGCTTCTTCAATCCATTTTCTGATATCGGCCAGGCTACTGCTAATGGGTTGTTGACGAGGTGTGGCCGGTATTGTTTGCTGGTTTTCGGCTCCCTCTATATTTTCATCCTTGGGATCTTCGTTCATAACCTCTCCTGGTTTTCGTCTGAGTGCAGCGGATTCAATTATCCTTACGCGAATGGTAGGCCAATGGAGTCGGAGTCGAGCTTTTTTTAGCTGATGAGGTTCTTGAGCAAGTCATCCCGAATCAGATCAATATCTGCGTCAGTAAAACCGAGCAGTTCTCTTTTTTCGTATGCTACGTCGGGTCCGCCGCGTTCAGCCCGATCCCTCAATCCGTATTGATGCACCCTAGCTATGCGGGCGATTCGCCCGGTGAATCCGACACTGGTGGCGTTCCCGTCGGCTTGTACCTTCAGAAAGCTGGCCGTACGCAGCTTCTTAAACATCTTTACCTTCCGCATTACCCGACCCTGCTTACCTCGGAGATTGCGTTGCATACGCGGCGCGTATTTGGTGCCATCCGGGTTCTGTTGGGCAATGATTCGGTGTTGCTGGCTGCGGCGCAACGCCTGGCCAACGCTCCGCGCCAGCTTGTTGCGCGATGCTGGCTCAAGTTGTCCGAGCAATCCCGCCGCCCAGTTCTCAAGCGCTTCCAGGCGGTTGTTCATTTCGGCACTACCCATTCACTCCCGGTACCCTGCACACCAGGTATCCAGTTCGGATTAAGAAAGTCAGCCGCTCGTTGTGGTTCACCTGGATGGCGAATGGTGGTGTTGCCCTAGTCATCCTTGCCCACTACCACACGCTCAGTCAGCGGCAGCGTCAGGCTCATATCCACTTGGCTGTTGTCGAGAATGTCAGCCTCGAACTGGATGCCGTCAGCGGCCTTGCTCAGATTCTCCAGCAGCTCGGACTGGTGAACGCTCAACCAGCCCAACAACGGCAACATCACGCTATCGGGGTGCCCGGCGAAGTCGGTGAGTATGACCTGTAAGTCGAAGCTGTACTCGAACGACAGCGACTGCGCGGCGGTGCAGCGGATCTTGCCGTTGTCGATGAAGATCAACAGTCGGTCAGGGTTGTGCTTGAGTTCGGCCACCGTGGCGAGCAGGTGAGCTTTCAGGCTGTCGGGCTTGTTCATGGCTTAGCCTGTTGGTGTTGGTAAACCATATCGAACTGGCCTGCACAGTCTGCCCATGCAGCCTCGACGCGATCCTGATCGGTGAGTTGATCGCCGTTACTGCGCGGGCTGGTCGCCGGCAGCGTGCACGGCACCACGGCCGGACAGCCATTAATGATAAGCGTCGGCGCCGGTGAGGGCGGGGCGTTCGCGCAGCCGGCGAGCAGCATCAGGCAAAAGCTGTGCAGCCCAATTGCGTAGATCGGCGTTTTCACGTTTCAGAGCCTCGATGGTGAGTTCGCGCTTTGCCAGCCCTTGGCGCAGATGGTCCTGTTGCGTGCGCAGGGTGGTCTGGGCGTTGCGTTTCTGTTGCAAGGTGTCGCGCAACGCGGGCGGTTCAGTCCCATAGGTTCACCATCTGCCGTTGCGAGGCGGCGGCTTGGGCTTCGGGCATTTACACCAGAAGGCCTTGCGGCAAGGTCGGGCCGTGGTCGGCGAGTCCGGGGTTGGCGTCGAGTACTGCTTCGGTCACGCCGGCGGTGCGGCCGTAGTGACGCCAGCACAGGGCATCGACGGTATCGTTTTGCTGGGCGCGGATGCTGACGGCCATCAGATCAACTCCACGGTGGTGCGGCCGAGGCCGAGAAAGTCGCGCACGGCCCAGCGTTGGTCGCGGCGCAATTCGTCGATGCTCGGGGTCAGTTCTTCGGCATTCTGGTTGCCGCTGTTGGTGCTGTCATACCGGGCGGCAAATTCCGCATCCTCGAACGCCACCAATTCCGGGGCATGGACTTCGCCGCGCAGGCTGCATTCATCAAGAGCGTCTGCGATCGCTACTGGGTGACCTACATCGGCACTGACGTGACCGGTTTGGGCAGCGGCGTGGCCCAGCTGGTGCGCCAGTTCTTCCCGGCGGTGACCACCTTCAGCTACTCGCCCGAAGTCAAAACCCGCCTGGTACTCAAGGCCTACGACGTAATCCACAAGGGCCGGCTCGAATTCGATGCCGGTTGGACGGACATGGCCCAGTCGCTGATGGCGATCCGCAAAACCGTCACCGCCGGCGGACGCCAGTACACCTACACCGCCGGCCGCAACGACAACACCGGCCACGCCGACCTGGCCTGGGCGCTCTTTCACGCATTGCACCACGAACCGCTTGAGGGGCAGACCACTGCCTATACTGGGCGTATGGAGATTTATTGTTGATCGAACAAATGGCCAGCCAGACGTTGCCCGCCACGCCCCCCGCCACTGGCGCGGGTACTCAGGTGTTTTCTTTCGGCGAGCCTACGCCGGTACTGGGTGGCCGGGAGGTGTTCGACTATCTGGAGTGCTGGTTCAACGGGCGGTGGTATGAACCGCCGCTTTCGCTGGATGGGCTGGCTCGATCGGTGGGGGCGAGCGTGCATTTGCATTCGGGGTTGATGTTCAAGCGCAACCTGTTGAGCAAGACGTTTATCCCGCATCCGCTGCTGGCGCGGGCTTCGTTTGAGCAGTTTTCGTTGGACTTTTTGTGTCTGGGCAATGGTTACCTGGAAGGGCGCCGCTCGCGTTTGGGTGGGGTTCGGAAGCTGGAGACGCCGTTGGCCAAGTACATGCGCGCCGGGCCAGATGGGCAGTTTTACCAAGTGCGTGGGTGGAAGGATGAGCACGCGTTTGAGCCTGACAGCATTTTTCATTTGCGGGAGGCAGATATCCACTAGGAGATTTACGGGTTGCCGGAGTGGATCAGCGCTTTGCAGTCGGCGTTGTTGAATGAGTCGGCGACGTTGTTTCGGCGCAAGTATTACGAGAATGGCAGTCATGCCGGGTTCATCTTGTACATGACTGACGCGGCGCAGACCGAAGCGGACATTGATGCGTTGCGCAAAGCACTGAAGGAATCGAAGGGGCCAGGCAATTTCCGAAATCTGTTCGTTTACTCGCCGACTGGCAAGAAGGACGGGATTCAGCTGATCCCGGTCAGCGAGGTGGCGGCGAAGGATGAATTCAACTCAATCAAGAATCAGACGCGGGATGATGTGTTGGCGAGCCTGCGCATTCCACCGCAGTTAATGGGGATCGTTCCGCAGAACGCTGGTGGGTTTGGGTCGATCAAAGAGGCAACCGAGATCTGGGTTGCCAATGAGTTGGAGCCAATCCAGGCGAGAATGGTGCAAGTTAATGAATGGATAGGCGAAGAAGTGATTCGGTTTACGATGTAAACCTGTCCAACGGTTTGATCTGGGGGTGTAGTCTTGCACCCCCATGAGTCAAGTCTCTCAAATATGATGGTGACTATTGTTTTCAAAGTACTCAAGCAACCACTCATATCTCTCTTCTAATATTTTGTTTTTTGCTGATTTGTGTAGTTCATGTTGTGATCTGGCGAATTCTCTTCCAGCAATAAATAAACTTTGGCTTTCTTGTTGTAGTATGGCTGATTTGAAGTTTTCTCCTAGGTAGTCTACGACGTAGTAGTCGTCCTTGTCTTTTGTCAGCAGACTTAAACACATTTTGGCTAGATTCTTACTGTGTATTAAAAGTTTGTCGTCTGTGATGGGTTCTCTTTCGTGTGCCATTAAATAGCTCACAGTTATTGGGCCGACTACTATGCGAGGGTACTTGGCGATGGTGCTTTCTAAGTGGTAGCTATTTGCAACAACGGCGCCGTATAGTTCGTTATCATGTAGTTCAATTCCCCAAGATATTTCCATTGCGCCTCGAATTGGGGTGCCTACAGCAAGGCTGTTCACACAAAGCGCTCCTGCTAGCGCGATCATTTCGTAAACCGCGTTCATTGGACAGTTACTATCTGTAGCTTGTAATGAATGGAAAAAAACTAGGCCGTCGGACCAGCGCTGCTGCTTTGGAAAGTCTGAAGACATGGCACGATATAATGCAACATTTTCTGGAGATAGTGAGCTGAGATCGGGTGGTGTGGATGATGAGCGATCTCTGAAAATTTCAGCAAAACGCTGAAGACTGATAATGGGGGCTACTGAGTTTGCGACTATTTTAAGAAAATCATCTCTGTCTGTGCCTGGCGCCTCCGAAGGTAGTAAATTCTGCCCTTCAAGTGCTTTTTTTTGCCCTAAAAGATCAATAAAACAAGCGCAGTAGTTTGCGAAAATAAAGTCAGGGTTCTGAGGCTGTGCCAT